TAGGACCAAACTGTTCTAGTCCAAATCCACTAAGATTATCAAAACCAGCAGACTCGAAGTTTTTAGGTAGCTCGTCGTTTTGTCTCTGAGCTATAAGTTCAGACTGTTGAGTAGCTTGTATTCTAGTCCTTTCGTCTTTGCGATTTTCAATCTCAGACTCTTTGTTTTTTTCTACGTCTGCTCTAGCTTTTGCCAGCTGTAACTGGTAGCTAAACTCTTCAGCCATTAACTCTCTTTTTATTTGAGCTTCTGTCTGCATACGTTGTATCTCGAACTGAGACTTAGCTTGCTCTATACTAACTTTTTCTTGAGTTATAGCTTGTTGTTTTTGAACCTCAGCCATAGCGGAAGCTTCTGTTGCTTGAGCGTTAGCCTGTGCTTGAGCCTGTATGTTAGCTTGTTGATCAGCCATCTTTTGTTGATGACGCTTTTTCTTTTTAAGCTTTAATAGCTGATTAGCCATTTTTAAGTTCCTAACTTGTCGTATATCTATAACATCGTCAAGATCTATATTTTGAGTCTGAAGTGCTATTTGTAAGTTTTGCTCTAGTTTAGCTTTTTCTTCTTCGTCAGGTTCTAACTCTAAATATATACCAAAATCATGTAAATTTAAGTTTTCAATTTCACTAAGTGTTTGAAAGTTATAGTTAGATATACTTTGCTTTAGTGAGTTGGCTGTTAGTGGATATGATAAAGAATCAGCAATTTTTAAAGAAATATTTTCACATACTCTTAAGGTCAAAAACAACTGAGCTTGCATCAAGTGTCTTGTAGCTGTATTAGACGCGTTGACTGCCATTTTTTGTAAACCTAATAAAGAGTCTTTGTCTGGCGTAGAACCGTCTCTTGCCTCGTTTAGCCCGGTTACGTCTCTAATCATTTGTAAGTAATACTGGTACGTATTAATTAAGGATCCTATTTTACCTTGACCTGATGATGAAGTTAGCTCTTGAACAGGAACTTTACCAGCATTCATACCTCCTTCTTGAGTTAAAGATCTACCAACAACGCTACCTGTTTGGAAATACATATTAAGAGCTTCCGCGGGATTATAACTTGTACCATTACCTAAGTCAACTTCAGCTAAACCATCCATATCTAAGAATACACCATCAGGTACTATTCTAGACATTACTTGCTGTAGCTTTAGGTGAGTTAACTGAATCATATCTGCAAAACCAGTTATTCTACTTACTATAGACTCTATTCTACCTTTATAAATCCTAGGTGCACATATAGAGTAGTTCATTTCTACTTTAGTTGTGTCAGCAAAGGGTCTAGACATATTTTCAGCGAGTTTCCACTCTAGCATATGGTTATTACCTAAAACTTTAGCCCCAGTATACAACACCTCTATACTTCTACTTACTCTTTCGAAATTATCATTAGAAGGTGGATCAAAGCTATCTGTTTTTTCTATAGCTTTTTCTAATCCGTTATCTGTTGTTTTTATTTTGAACACCTGGTTCATATAAGTCTTGTATTCAAAATACATAACTTGAACAGTGTTTGAATCATAATTACCCCAACCTGTTATATACTGAGAATTACCTGGCATTTCTTGTATAGCCTGTAATTCATCTTCAGATATATCTGGAAACTGTTTTTTTAATTCAGATATGGTTATAGACTTTACTTCTCCAACATAATATATGTCATTAAAGTTAGGATCTTCAGTATACGAGTAAACCATATAAGCTGGATCAACGTAATCAATAGTTACTCCGTTGGATGGGTTGAAACCTGTTTTTACCGCAGCAATACCTAGTACTGTTAAATCGTGATTTAACCTACGTCTAATTAAGTTATACTTGTTTCTTGCTAAAGTATTATTTATTACTTCTTCTTCAGCTACCTCAATACCCTGCTTGTAAGATAGTTGCATATGTAATTCTAACTCTTCAAGAGTAGATGGTAACTCTTCTTGTTTTAAGTTTGATCTTGAAAAATCTACTCCAATACCTTGCTTTGCTTGTTGTATTAAATCTTGAGCAGCCATATCTGCTGCTATTGCCTCGGCGTGATCGGTTCTTTTCTTTTGACTCTCAGGATCTTGTGCGTAAGCAATTATATCGTATTCTTTATTAGACATACCATTAACGACAATGTCTACGAATTTAGGTATAACTGGTACGGGCTTCCAGTCTAAGTTTAGATAAGATAAATCTCCATTTATTGATAACTCGTCTTTATACTTAGCTATTGATTGTTCACCTCTAGCGTATAGTCTAAGTTGGTGGTAGTTACTGTAGCTTTGAGCATATCTGTTTCCAGAACGACCCTCTTGAAACCACTCTCCTTCGATAGCTCTAGCGACTTGAATCCCGTAATCTAAGCTTGCTTTAACTTCATCACTAACTACTTGGCTAGGGAAAGAGCTATTAGTATTGGTGTATACTTTCATTTATCTTATAATTTTTGACGATGTTCCTTTGTTATCGTATCGTTTTATACCTAAATTTATTTTCTTGTATTCTTTTTTAGCCACAGGAGTATATCTGTTTTTGTTACAAGCCATTATAGCTAAACCAGAGCTAATAGAAGCATCATGCTTTGTTCTGTTATTTATGTTAAACTTAGCCCAGTCTTCTAATGTTCTTTGAAAATACATATTACCGTAACCGTTAGGTGTATTACCAACGTTTTCTTCTACATATGTTTCAATAGCAGCTGCGTGAGCCTGTTTCATATCTTCACTGGAGTTTGGCACTCCACCTATTTCTCTTTCTGTAACAGATAATTTGTTATACACTTTATCTGGTCTATTCATTGCGAAACCTCTGTAACCTCTTCTTTTGAAGTGGTATAGTAATCTAGGTTTGTTGTTCTCGCACAATATAGGCATTCCGTAGAATACACAAGCCATCAACACATCTTCGAAAAATATTTCAGCTGTTTGAGGTCTAGCTATGTATTCCAAGAAAAATAAGTTTGGTGGTACGTTTTCCATTGAAAACTTTGTTAAGCCGTGTAGAGATCCGTTAGAACCTCTCTTATCAACTGTACCTGATATATCATAGCTATCACAACCGAATGCTCCGCAATGCTCATTACCCGCGTGCTTTACACCGTTTTTAACTATTATTCTATTCTGTAAACTAACTGGTGGAACCCAAGATATTTTGAATCTACCATCTTTGTTTGGGTAGAATAAAACCCTACTATCTTTAACACCATCTTCCCACATGAAGCTACCGGTTGTAATGGTAGCTGTGTTATGTAGATCAGCGTTGTAATCTATTTGTTCGTATATCTTTGTTAAATTAAATAAAGATTCTTTTGCCTCGTCTCTAAAAGCGTGTTCCTCTGTTCGAGGAAATTGACGATAGTATTCATTTAAGCCGTCTTGATCATCTTTTAGACCCTCAACTTCGTTATGCCAATGCTCTATTACTCCGTTAGTTATTATTTCACCGCTGGGGTCTATAGTTTCTTTCTTGGGGTTGTCGAATACAGGTAGTCCATAAGCATCAATGAATCCTTCGTAGTTCCACTCCATAGGAATGAACAAACTATATAATCCCGAACTAGTCTGTCCATTGCGGTTTCTTTTTTCGACATTTGAAGCATAGTAAAGTTTTTTAAAGTTTCCACCACCTTTTTCTAAAGCGTTAGAGGTTGAGCCCATCATGCATTTACCAACTATCCTACTACCTAACCTTAAACAAGTTTTTGTAACTCGCCAGTTATTTAGTATGTTATCTGGCCGTTCCCATTTTCCACTTTCATCGTGTACTAATAGTTTTAATTTTTCACCATCATAGGAGTTGTCTCCTGTATTCTTCCAGTCAATAGTTGTATCTAATCCTTCTAGTTCCTCCTCGGTTTCACCTTCGTTAAGTTTACGTCTGGTGAGCCTTGATGCGGGTACTCTATAAGCGAGCTCCGTTTTTGGGCGATCCATTCCGTCTTGTATTGGTTTGAAGAAGAACGGGTAGTTAATAGAGATGGGTACAACTTTATCTGTGAACATTTTCTTAGCATCGGAGCCAGATTTGGACAATATCCCAAACCGTGAATCCGTTGATATCGTTGCCATGTTAACTGTCTCCCCAGACGCCATGAATGAAAATCCTGAACGTCTATTCTTGAGATACGACATTCCATAACACCTCTTGTCTGCTTTACAAGCTTCCCAGAATATGAAGAATATTCTATTTGATTCCCTATAATCTGCTGCCCCAACATCAATCTTGGACCACTGCAAGTACATGTAATGAGTACCAGTGATGTAAGTTGGATTACCATTGTTATAAAACCAAAAACCTTTCTCTCTTTTTTCAAATTCTTCATCTATGTATTCGTACCACTTTTCTTTAAAATCAGTTGGATATCTCTCCCAATCAAAAACACTTTTTATTTTAGATAGTTCTTTTGGATATTCCAACCTAGTCCAAACTTGATCTTTTTTATCCTGAGAGCATTTGTAAACGTTCTTAGGTTTCAACGGTAGCGCTATTTTTAAGTTTTGAATTTCTATAATCTCACCTATAGTTCCATCAGTACTTATTATAACTACATCGTGCTCAGGGTTATAGCCTTTTTCCCACTTTTTATATCTATTGTTTCTTTTGAGTACCTTTGGCTTTATGTGGTCTTTTACGGTACGTACTAGCGTTTGCTTATACATTACTTAGATCTACCTTCAGCAAAACCTCTAAAAGATTTTTCTTGTTTAACGTCTTTTGGTTTTTCCTCCAAAAGTTTTTCTTCTTCTTCTATTCTACTAAGTATTTCAAAAGCATCAAAAATAGCTAGCTTTTTTGTAGCTGCAGCGTTTTTTAATCTATCAGCAGATATATCATCGTCTGAGTCAACTATTTTTTCCTTAGCTACTTGAATTAATTCCTCAACCGCTTTTTGCCCAGCTAGGATTATATTCTTTTTCGTCTCCTTTATATTCATATTTGATTGCAATATCATTTGATTTCATACAATATAATCGTTCACCATCAATCACAAATTCAAACTCACCATATGGAGTATAACCTATTAGGTCACCAGGAACGATTTTAAGAGCTTCTAAGGAACTATTACCATATTTTAGTATTCCTATAAGCTTTCTCTCTTTATCCAGCGTTAGATCATTGTTATCTAACAGCGGTTTTACAAAACAACGGTCTTGAAAAGAATTCCAAGTGTCGT